CCTCGCGACCATGTCGAACGTCATGGGCGACCAGATCTCCACGCGCGCGGACACCACGTTCAAGCCGCTGCACTCCGAGGGCGAGGACCTGTCACATGAGATCGAGCTGCTGTACAAGCAGATGCAGGTGCAGAACGACCTGCTGTGGAAGGAGTCCGAGGTGTTCGCAGACGGCGCGATCACCTCGCGAGGGTTCTACGACGTAAGGCTGGGCTTCAAGGACAACACGCAGGGCGAGATCGAGATCACGGTGCCAAACCCGCGCAACGTGCTGATCGACCCTGATGCGGACCAGTATGACCCCGACCAGTGGAAGGAGGTGATCCATACCAAGTGGCTATCCCCCCAAGACATCGCCGTCTTCTACAACCAGGACGACGCGGACTACCTCCGCTCGAACAACACGAACCCGTTCACGGCAGATGTGGATAGCATGCAGCGCATGCAGGACAAGTTCGGGAGCCAGGGTCAGTTCCCCAACTACACCAACGTGGCTCGTGACATAATTCGCAACATCCGCGTCATCGAGCGGCAGTACAAGAAGCTGACCAAACAGAAGTTCTTCGTGGACACGCGCACGGGCGACCAGCGCGCGATCCCGCACGACTGGAAGGACGACCGCATCCAGTTCGTGGCCGAGACCTACGGCCTGGGCGTCATCACGCGCCAAGCGGAGCGCATCCGCTGGACGGTCACCGCCGGCCCGTGCAAGTTGCACGACGACTGGTCCCCGTACAAGCACTACACGATCGTTCCGTTCTTCCCGTACTTCCGGCGCGGCCGCACCATGGGCCTCGTGGAGAACCTGATCGACCCGCAGGAGCTGTTGAACAAGACGAGCTCGCAGGAGCTGCACATCGTCAACACGACCGCGAACAGCGGTTATGTGGTGAAGCAGAACTCCCTCAAGAACATGACGACCGAGGAGCTGGAGCAGCGCGGCGCCATGACGGGCGTGGTCATCGAGCTGGATGATGTTAAGAACTTGGAGAAGATCCAGCCGAACCAGATCCCCACCGGGATCGAGCGGATCACGTACAAGGCCGAAGAGCACATCAAGACGATCAGCAACATCGACGACAACGCCCTCGGCCAGGACCGCGAGGACGTGGCGGCGAAGGCGATCAAGGCGAAGCGGCAGCGGGGGTCGGTCAACCAGATGAAGGTGATGGACAACCTGGCCATGACCCGCAAGATCCTCGCGCGCAACATCCTGGATATCTTCCAGGAGTACTACACTGAGCCGCGCATCTACCGCATCACGTTCGACAATCCGGTGACCGAGAACGGGCAGGAAGAGGAGGGCACCAAGTTCCTCGAGCTCAACCAGTACCAGGAGGCCACGGGCGAGATCATGAACGACCTGTCGCTGGGCAAGTACGACGTGATGATCACGTCCATGCCCGCGCGCGACACCCTGGACGAGAGCGAGTTCGAGCAGGCCGTGGCCATGCGCCAGGAGCTCGGCATCGCGATCCCAGACGATGTCATCATCGCGTCGAGCCTGCTGCGCAACAAGCGCGAGCTGATCCGGCGCATGAACGCCAACGCGCAGAGCCCGGAGGCCCAGCAGCAGAAGGCGCTGCAGCAGGCCGGCGCCACCGCCGAGGTCGCCAAGATGTCCGCCGACGCCGACCTGGCCAAGGCCGGGGCACTCGACAAGACCGCATCGGCCCAACTGAAGATCGCCGAGGTCCGCACCGCGGCGCCGGCGCAGCCGGGCGAAGGCGGGAAGATGCTGAGCGAGGTCGTGAAGGCGCATGCGGCCGCGAGCCAGCAGGCGTCCAAGCAGGCGCACGAGGCCGCCATGCAGTCCGACAAGCAGGCGCACGAGGTCCGGCAGACGGCTGTTACCCAAGAGCATGACGCGCAGCAGACGGCTGTTACCCAAGCGCACGATAACAGCATGGCTGATAAGCAAGCAGAACACGATGTTATCCAGAAGGGTGTGGACGCGTCCCTGCAAGACCACGCCGCGGGAGTCGCTGCGAAGAACTCCGAGAAACAGACCGCAACCGCAGCGAAGCACGCCGAGAAGCAGACGCAGGTGCAGCACAAGAACGCGATGGCGCTCGAGAAGGCCAAACCCAGGCCCAAGCCGGCCGCCAAGGCGAAGAAGTAACCCCAACCACAGAGGAACATGATGCCCATTGATCTCACCAAGGAAGTCGCCGCTGCGGTCGCCGCAGCCCCCGTCGTCACTACGCCCGATCTGCCGCCGGCGGATCCCAAGGCGGATCGCGGGGATACGATCGAGGCTCCGGCCCCGGTCACGGTCGAACTTACCGCGGACGAAGTGAAGCTGATCGGCAAGGAGCCCCCCGCCGCTGATACAAAAGCTGGGGAAGCCGCTGTAACTACCGAGGTTACGGAACAGGTCGCCGAGGGGGAGAAGCCCCGAGACAAGGAGGGGAAGTTCATCCCCAAGGCCCGTTTCGACGAGGTGAACAACCGGGCTCGGGCCAAGGTCAAGGACCTGGAAGGGCAGATCGCCCAACTGACCGCGCGGCTCGCGCCGGCGGAAGGCCAGGCCGACACCGCCGCCCTGGAGAAGATCCTGGACGAGCGCACCGAGGAGTACGGCGCTCTGGTGGCCGACGGCGACCTGGTCAAAGCCAAGGCCGTCATGCAGGAGATCAACAGGGCGAACCGCGCCCTGGCGCTGATCGAGGCGACGACCCTCTCGGGCGCGCACGCCGCGGAGTCGAAGAACGTCGACGCCCTGGGCGAGCTGGTTGAGCTGTACAAGTCGGAGTACCCGATGTTCGACGACGCCCAGACGGACGTCTACCAGCAGGAGACGGTCGACTACGTCGCCAAGCTGCAGGGGCGGTTCGAGGCGACGGGGTCATCCCCTGCCGAGGCCCTGCGGGAGGCGGTCGAGCTGACCGTGGCGAAGTTCGGCCTGGAGCCGAAGTCGTCTGCGGGCGTGGTCGACCTGACCCCGGCCATCACCAAGGCCGACGAGCGCAAGGCGGCCGCGGTGACCAAGACCCTGGCAGCCCAGAAGGCGGGCGCGCCGGATCTGTCCAAGGCCGGGATCGACTCGGACAAGGTCGGGATGTCGAAGATCAACATGAACGACATCGACTACGACCAGTTCGACAAGTTGCCCATCGAATCGCTGAAGCGCTTGCGTGGCGATTTCGCTTAACGTATCATGTGTTTACCGCATGCCCCCGCGACAGTGGGGCCGCCACCGGGCCGCGCAGTCCCGCCTCCGCCTCTCCGACCGCCGGCGTCATAGGTAGGTCAAACGAAGCATCTTCGACAAACTGAAGAGAGGCGATCATGGCTTTCACCAATTTTGCACTGCTTACAGACGAGCAGAAAACCGTCTGGGCAATGGACATGTGGCGCAACGCCCGGAACTTGTCGTTCATCAACAAGTTCATGGGCAAGGGCTCCAATTCGATGATTCAGCACATCACTGAGCTGAAGGCGTCGGAGAAGGGCGCGCGCGCTGTCATCACGCTGCTTGCTGACCTCGAAGGCGACGGTACCGCCGGCGACCGCACGTTGGAAGGTAACGAAGAGCCTGGTAAGTCGTACGACCAGGTGATCCGCATCGACCAGCTGCGTCACGCGACCCGCCACGAAGGCCGCATGGCTGACCAGAAGTCCGTCGTGAACTTCCGTGAAAACGGTCGTGACACGCTGGCCTACTGGATCTCCGACCGGCTCGACCAGATGGCGTTCCAAACCCTCGCGGGCATCACGTACGCGACCACGCCGAATGGCAAGACCCGGGTCGGTTCCGACCTCATCAACCTCGAGTTTGCTGCGGATGTCTCCTCGCCCACCGACAAGCGTCGGCTGCGTTGGGACGCCACCGCCGCCGCGCTCGTGAGCGCTGCCTCGACGACCAACGTCGCGACGACGGACCTTCCGTCGTACAAGATGCTGATCTCGCTCAAGGCCTACGCCAAGACGCAGTACATGCGCGGCGTGCGCGGTGACGGCGGCGACGAGTCGTACCACGTGTTCCTGTCCCCGTTCGGCATGGCAGCGCTGAAGAAGGACACGGATTACATGGCGAACCTGCGCTACGCTGAAACGCGCGGCTCGGGCAACCCGCTCTTCACTGGCGACACCGTGAAGATGGACGGCCTGTACCTGCACGAGTTCCGTCACGTTCCGAACACCACGGAAGCGGCGACGAAGTTCGGTGCCGGCTCTGTCGAAGGGCAGCACCTGCTGTTCTGCGGCGGTCAAGCACTCGGCATGGCCGACATCGGCTCGCCGGAATGGGTCGAGAAGGGCTTCGACTACGAGAACCAGCAAGGTATCTCGGTGGGCAAGATCATGGGCTTCAAGAAGCCGAAGTTCAACTCGATCTACGCCTCCAATACCGTGCAGGACTTCGGCGTCATCGTCTGCTACACGGCCATCTAAGGAGAACTGATCATGGCTGAGCTCAAAGTCAAAGCACGCGGCGCCCAGGACGTCCAGGCGCTGGTTTTCAAGTTCAACTTCGACGACACGATGAAGAACAAGGCTGGGGTCCTCTGTGACTTCGGTCTTGTCACCGTCGGCGCCGCGAATGTGTTCGAGATCGCCCGACTGCCGAAGGGTTCCCGCGTTGTTGGCGGCTCCTTCGAGCGGCTGGTCG